TAATCAATTTAAAAGAAAACAATATAGACTTAATAATTTATGTAAGAAGGCTAGATGATAATAATTGAAGTTATATTGAAAAACAAAGAACCTCATATAGATTTAGCTAAAGCATTAAGAAACATGGGGCGCAACGTAAAATCTACTTTTTTACAAGACTATCAATCTGGAACTAAAACAGGCAGAAGATACGGCTCTCACATTGCGTCAGCGCCCAATGAAACACCAGCTAGGATAACGGGGAATTTAGGCAATAAGTTTGTTGTTATAAGCAGAAAAACTGAAGTCGATTTTGTTGATAATAGTGGTTATGGCGCATATCTTGAATTTGGCACAAAAAGGATAGCCGCGAGGAAAGGGGTTATTTCTGCAATAAATAATAATTTAGCAAAGTTAAATAATGAACTATCAGAAAATAGTTAATAGCCTAATATATAGTCTACCTTTTTACACAGAGAGATTTTGTGAGAAAATAGATGTTATAAATTATATGTTTGACATTAATAATAAATCATTAATGTTAACTTTAAATACAAGCGATTTCTCTAAATGTAGAATAGGGTATCCAATAACTTTAATTTTTTTAAGAAAATTAGAGGCTTTAGAAGTTGGTAACATTGGAAATTGTTTGCGTTTAAAAAAACCAGAAACTTTAAATAGGTTGTTTATTGATGGTATAGAGAAAAGTTTTAGACAAGATAGCGATGATTATATATTGCTTGATGAAAACATTGTTTTTGATAACAACATTGTTATACAAACAATTGATTATGTTTATTTATCAAAAACAGTCATTATTTTAAATAAAGATAACAATTTAAATACGATTTCAGTAAATTATGGTAAAATTATTACAGGATTAGAAGATTATAGCTTATATAAAATATATATAAACCATAAAGTCGAATTGTTGGCTGATATAAGCAATATTAATTATTATATTGATAAGAAGAATGAGCTAAAGGCACGCGTATTTGTTTTGCCAATGCAGTCTAATTCTTCTCGTTCAATCCATAGTATAAGCGATGCCATTACAGAACAAAATATTGGCTCAGATTTTATACAGACAAGGATTAATAATTTCATGGTTATGTTATTTTTGCCAAATGATCTTAATAGTAAAGGTGGTCTCACAATGTGTAATCTAAAGCAGTTTGATATTCCTGCCGTGATAAAGTCTTTAGCTGGCTTAAAGCTTGGCTCAGATTATAACCCCATATCTTATAAACAAGATAGTTTAAGCGAATTCAACAATGGTTATATTCTTTACGGAATATTGTTTGAATGTATTGAGCTCTTTAGTAAACATAACATAGTAGTTAGTGAGGAGTTTTTATTAAGTAAATTTAATATTTTAGGAGACAAAAATAATGATTAACAAGCCAGAAATTAATTTAACACTGCAAAAAGCGGATAGAACGTTAGGCCTAGCAGCTCACAAAGTGTTGTTAGTGGGCAGATATACGAGTAATATTTATATAAAAAATGCTCTTATTGATAATTTAGATAATGGCCATTTAAAAAATATGGTTAAATTTTATAAAAAAATAGCTCCAAGATCTAGCATTTATATATTAGGAGTAAATGGGTCGGCAACAAAAGTACAAGCTAAAGCTACTATAAATGTTCCGATAGGAGTTGAAGCGGCTACTGTTTTAACAATAAATATACTAGATGAGATGCTAGTAGTAAACTTGGCAGCTCAGATGTCTCAAGAGGATGTTATTGAGGCTATAAATACGGCCCTATTAACATCTCAATATATTGTAGGTGTAGAAGTTGCTGATGGTATATTAACATTAACCACGTCTTTAATAGGCACTTTAGGCAACAATATATATTTTGATCTTCAAGGCAGCGATACTATTACAATAACAGGGTTTACTGGGGGCAGCGGAACTGATTTAGTAAATTTTGCGGCTATAGGAGATGATAGATATCAAACAATCTGTTTAAGCTCGGAGTTTGAGCCAACACCAATGTCACAGTTATTAAAATCAAGAGAGAATGTGCCCAATCAAGTGCTAGAAGGAGTTGGTTTTTATACTATACAGAATGGCAATCCTAATTCCAGTGATTTTGAAGATAATTTTAATAATATGTGGATCTCTAAGTTGGGCGTAAAGCTATCTAATCAGCATCGGGATATGGTAACGGTGGCATTGGGAGCCTTGAGATATATTAGATTTACTGAAAATGAAGACACTAGCTTATTTGTAGATAATTCGGCTGGATTAGATAACAAAAGAGGCGGTATCGGTATGGCTTCAATTCCATATCATAATACTAATTTAACTAAATATATCAGTGTTATTGAAGATTTTACCATTAATGAAACATCTATTTTAGAGAGCAAAAGAGTGGGTGTTATTGGTAAAGATACAAGTGGATTCAATATCTTATTAGGGAGTATGTTTACCACTGAAGTGGTCGATAATCTAGGGAATCCTGATACTACTTATAGATTTTTAAATAATGTCGATGTCTCTATGGTTTTAAAAGAATATTTTTATAATAATTTGAAAAAAGATTTTGCTCAATCCACTATGGTTAGAGCAAATGCAATCCCTGAAAGAGGGCAAAAAACAACTGTGGATGTTAAAGCAAAACTAAATTTATATTATTTAGCTTTAGTTGAGTTTGGAATTGTTGAACGTTTTGATGATTTTAAAAAGCAAGCAATAGTTGAATTTGATTTTATTAATGGGATTATTAAAATAAATTATATCTTCTATCCAGTCCAAGCTATTAGAGGTATATCGGGAACATTAAGCATAAAAATAGGAGATTAGAAAATGTTAAGGAGCAATGATTCATTAAAAATAGATGATATTTCAGTGGCTTATATTGCTAATTCAATGGAAGTTAGGAAGCCCTTCCCAGAAGGAAGTATAATAGCAAGTAGCATGGGGGGTGGCAAAACTAAAAATGATATCAGCGTAGATGATTCAACTGCAAAACAATATGTTAAGTTTAAATTAACTACAACTAATGGTAATATAAATTTAGCCACATTATGGAAGCAAAATTTTGTGGCAGGTCTTGCTTCTGTTATTCAAGTTGGCGAAGATGTTTTTCAAAACATGAGATTTACGGGTGAGCTTATTGAGCCTAGATCTCACGAGGGCGAAATAGAAATAAAATTTGAGGGTTAATATAATGAAAGAACTAAGCGGAACTATTGAGTTTGGACTAACAACTCCTATTAAATTAGCATTTAACGGTAGTCAAATTGAAGTAAAAACTTTAGTCATTGATAATGATAAAATGGCATCAACAAAATTAGCCTTGAAGGTTGATAATTATTTTGTACATGCTATAGTAAAAAGCCAAAATCTACTAACGAATGATAAAGATAAAAAATATTCTCAAGATTTAAATACACAAGACAAAGAAACCATATTGGATAAAGAGCCTCTTAGTAAGGCATCAATTTCAGCAACTGGAGCTTTTGCAAGATCAAATCTTGATGAAAATACTTTGAAATATATTTTTGATACATTTTACCTTTTAGGATGTATTTTTTATGAAAATCCAGATGATCTAGCAAGAAAAAACATCTTAGAACTGTTTCATATTAAAGATATTGATTATATTGTAGGATATTATGCTGTAAATTTTACTTTATCGCGGCTACAGGGATAACTGAAAGATGGTATTTTAATACCTCTTATATGTGCAAGTATCTTAACACAGGTCTTGACTTCTGGTATGATTGCACCATATATCAATACCAAAGATATTTAACTGTATGCCGAGATTTAATAGAAGAAGAAAAAAGACAGCAAGAAAAAAGGCGATGATAAATACAACATTATATAGATTAAAAGCTATTGATGAGGCGACAAAAGTTATTAAAAGGGTATCGGCTCAATTAGAGAGTACTAGAAGAATAGCTGCAAGGTTCTCTATAGCTTTTGCAGCTATGCAAAATTCTTTTAACACAATGGAGAGGAATCTTGACGGAGTATCTAATCAATTTGTGAGAATAGGGTTTATAGGAACTACTGCATTAACGATGGCAGGTAAAAAAATCTATGAGTTTGAACAGCAAGTTAACGCAATGTCGGCAGTTAGTGGTTTAGCTAGATGGGAAATTCAAGGATTAGTAGATACTGCAGAAGAATTAGGAAGAATTACAGAACACTCAGCCACACAGGCTGCAACTGCGGGAGTAAGCTTGCTGAGAATGGGCTTTAACGTTAGTGAAGCGAATGGCTTAATGAAACAAGCATTAGCTTTAGCGACTGCAGGACAATTGAGTATGGCTGATGCAGCGGAGTTGTTAGGGGTAACTATAAAAAGTTATGGTTTTAATATTTCTGAAGCTGGGCGCATTATTGATGTTTTTTCAAAAGCTGCGGCAAGTGGCAATATTACAGTAGCCGAAAGTCAAGAATTGATGTCAAAAGCTGGCGCTATTGCTAGACTTAGTGGGGTAGATTTTGAGTATTTAGTGTCTTCTTTTGTAAGCATTAGAGATAGAGGCATAGAGGCAGGATCGGCCGCAAGAGGAATAAGCGCCTCTATCGCTAAATTTGCAAAGCCTACCAAAGAGTCACAATTAGCTATAAGATCATTGGGTGTC